TAAGTTACTGATTTTTTTTGGCCGATTCTGTGTGCTCTGTCTTCTGATTGTAATCGCTTTTCTAAGTCATAACCATTAGAATAGTAAATTACGGTGTTTGCAGCCGTCAAAGTAATGCCATAGCCGCCCGTAGACGGCGTTCCTACCATAAACCGGCACTTAGGGTCGGACTGAAAACGCTTAATATTTGGTTGTCTTTCTTCTTGTGGTGTTAATCCATAATAGTCAACAATGGACCCCGGACCATAAACTTTAGTAACTTCTTTAATTATAGAAGTAATATCATATTGATAATGAGCCCATATAATAGCTTTACCTTCAGTTTCTTCTAACACATTCATAAGTTCAACAATTCTATTATTTGGAATAGGTTGTGTGCTACCATCGTCGGCAGTAAAATGACCACAAGTAATTTGTTGTAATCTCATTAATTGAGTTAATGCATTTACTGTTGTTGTTTGTTTACCTTTAAGGATTGCTATAGCTTCTTTTTTCATTTGTTCATAAAGTTTACGTTGATCAGATGTAAGAGATATTTGACGTTTAATAAATATTTTATCAGGTAAATCTAAACAATCTTCTTTTAATACTCTATAAGAAAAAGGTTTTAATTTATCTGATAATTCTGCTAAATTTCTAAATCCAGACACTAATTGTATTTGTCTTCCAGAAATATTGGCTGTTTTCATAACTGCATAACGCATTCTAAAAGAATAATAAGATTCATGATTTAAATGAAAAGGATCTAAAAAATAACATTGACTAAATAAATCTAAAGGATTTTTAGTTACAGGAGAGCCAGTCATAACTCTTCTGTATTTAGCATTTTTAGACATCATTAAAATATTTTTAGTTCTTTTAGCCATTGGATTTTTAATTGATGTAGATTCGTCAATTGCCATTAATGTGCTATGGCAATTCATAAATTTTTCTGCAAAAGCTTTACCTTTTTCTGTGCTAAAAGCCTCTACATTCATAATAAGAATATGTAAAGATTCTTCAACTTCAAACAAACTTTCTAGTTTTTCTTGTTGTTTTTTAGTTATGTTTGATTGCCACAAAATGGTCACGTTTTCTATGTGTGTCGGTAAATGTGTAGGCAATTCTTGATTGTACCAAGTGCCTATAACACCTTTAGGTGCTACAATCAAAGCACCATTAACTTTGCCTTTGTCATAAAGCATAGCTAAATTGTCTATTAATACTTTTGTTTTGCCTGTACCCATTTCCATAAAATAAGCGTAGGTTTCTCTATTCCATGACTTTTCTAATGCAGTCATTTGATGTGCATATGGTTTTGTTTTAAATTTATAATTCATAATCTTCTTCTTTCTAGTTGACAATATAATGAACAAGACCTATATTGTCAAGCATGAAAGAAAAAATAATTAGGTACGAAACTATTAAAAATAATGACGAAGCACCAGCGGTTTATGTAATTCAAGAAATTCCAGGAACTGCAGAAGGTCGTCCTAAAATTAATATTATGGGTGCAGCACAATATGGAAAGTTTAAATTTTTATTACCAGAACTTTCACAAATAATTTTCTCACCCGGTCCTCTTATTTTTAAATTAAGAAAACAATTAGCAAAATATAGAGCAAAAGATTTTTTATTATTAACAGGTGATCCTGCAATAATTGGAGTCGCATGTTCTATAGTTTCTGATATAACTAACGGCAAATACAACTTATTAAAATGGGACAAACAAGAAAGAAAATATTATTCCATTGAAATAGATTTATACGAGAAAGGAAAAATAGATGAGTAGTATTGACTTTGAACAAGACCAACAGGACCTTGTTGATAAAACAGCAAGTATACAATCTCTAGCAGATCAAATACAAATGTTAGAAGGTTTAAATAATAGAATAGAAATCAGTGAGAACAATCTTAAAGATTTAAAAAAAGAACATGACCGATTATCGGGAGAAGTAATTCCAACTATGATGGCAGAAATGGGATTATCACATCTTAAATTAGCAGATGGATCTTCGGTAGATGTTAAACCAAATTATAGTGCAAATATTTCTGTAGCAAACAGAGAGAAAGCATTTCAATGGCTTCGTGAAAATGGCTTAGGTGATATAATCAAAAACGAGATATCCGTATCATTTGGTCGTAACGAGGATAACAAGGCAGCTGATTATGCTGCTCTTGCAGAAGAGCGTGGGTATCAACCAACACAAAAGTTGAAGGTTGAGCCCATGACTCTCAAAGCGTTAGTCCGTGAACGTTTAGAGGCAGGTAAAACAATGCCAACGGAAATTTTCAACGTGTTTGTTGGAAATAAAACAACAATAAAAAGGAACAAATAAACATGAACCAAGTAACAGAGAAGAAAGAAGGAGCATTAGCAGTCAATATGTTTGAAGCTGATGCAAACCAAGGTGCTCAAAATATATCGCAAGAAGATCTTGCGTTACCTTTCCTAAAAATTTTGGGACAGCTATCTCCAGAAGTAAATGAAAGAGATGGTAAATATGTCGAAGGCGCAAAGCCTGGCAAAATAATAAACACTGTCACAAACGAATTGTTTGATAAGATTAGTGTTGTACCTTGTCATTACAAAAGACAATACATAGAATGGCAAGACAGAGGTACCAGCAGTGGTGCACCTGTTGCAATTCACAGTGCAGATAGTGATATCATTAGTCAAACCACAAGAGGTAAAGACTATAAAGACAGATTACCAAATGGTAATTATCTTGATAACACTGCAAGTCACTTTGTATTGACTCTTGGTAATAATCCATCAACGGCTTTGATTTCTATGAAATCTACGCAACTTAAAGTTAGTAGAAAATGGAATTCATTAATGATGGGTATTAAGCTACAAGGTAAAAATGGTTTGTTTACACCGCCAACATACAGCCACATTTATAACCTATCAACTGTGCAAATGTCTAATGACAAAGGAACATGGTTTGGATGGGAAGTAGAAAAAGCAGGACCAGTCGAAGACAAAGGAGTCTACGGTATGGCAAAAGCTTTTGCTCAAAGTGTCGGCAAAGATGAAGTGCAGGTTAAACACGGATCAGAAGACACTAAAGAAGCATCACCGTACTAATCGAATCCTAGGAGTGGGCGTGGAAGCGAGAGTGGAAGCGCCCATTAAAAAATATGTTTGAAAAAATATTTAAAGGATTGGAACGAGCTCATGGTTGCACTAAAGTTAGTGAACCTGTTGAGAATGGTGTCAAATTAAAAGGGCAATCATTTGTTGTACGTCAACCAGTGACCACGGAACTGTGGACCATGCATTTAAATGGTACACAGAGTCTTGGTATCATACCAATTAACGAAGATAATCAATGTGTGTGGGGTTGTGTAGACATAGATTCCTACGCAGGTTTTGATCATAAAAAATTAATAGATAAAATAAAACAGTTTAAACTACCTTTGGCTGTGTGTCGGTCAAAAAGTGGAGGGGCACATGTCTTTCTCTTCTCCGAACAACCGGTAGCAGCAGAAAGAATGAGAGACAAACTAACGGAAATAAAAACATTACTAGGATACGGCGGATCAGAAGTCTTTCCAAAACAAATTCAATTAAAATCAACAGACGATACAGGTAACTTTTTAAATTTACCATATTTTAATGGTGATCAAACCACACGTTATGCATTTAAAGAAAACGGCGAAGCTGCAACATTAGAAGAATTTTATAAAATATATGAAGAAATAAAACAATATGATTTGGATTTTGTAAAAATACAAAGACCTAAATCTGAATATGATGATGCACCACCATGTATAGAACTTATGGCTTTAAATAAAATACCAGAAGGTGGTCGTAACAACTCTATGTTTCACTTTGGTGTATACGCTAAAAAGAAATGGCCAGCAGAATGGAAAAGTAAAATGACTTTATTTAATGCAACAGCATCAACAACACCGTTAAGTGAATCTGAAGTAGAAATAATTAAAAGACAACATGATAAAAAAGAGTGGGGTTACAAATGTAATGATACCCCGATGTGTAACTTGTGTGATAAAAAATTATGTAGAGAAAGAAAGTTTGGTATTGGTGAAGAGATAGTATTTCCTGCACTAACTGACTTACAAAAAATTAAATTAGAAAAACCATATTATTATTTAAACGTAGATGGTGAACGACTACACTTGGAGAACGTAAAGTTTTTAAAACAACAAAGTTTATTTCAAGAAGCATGCATGGAACAGCTAGACTTTAAACCACCAACAGTAAAACCAAAAGATTGGGACATGATAATAAATCCACTGATGAAGAACCACGAACCAATAGATCCTCCAGAAGGTGTAACTACACAAGATCAGTTACAAAATCATTTAGAAGAGTTTTGTTTAGATAGACACATAGGTTCTGACATAAAAGATTTAAAACGTGGGGGTGTATTAACTAAAGATGGCTATCATCATTTTATATTTGATAAATTTTACAATCAATTTTTAATTAGAAAACGTTGGGATGTACCATACTCACGTACAGCACAGATGTTAAAAGAAACATGCAATTGTGATGACAAACGAATTAGCAAAGAAAGAATATCTGTATTTGTTGTAAAACAATTTGATAAAAAAACAGAAGATTATACACAAAAAGAACTTAAACCGAAAGACCCATATTAATGAGAACAATTGTATTAGGACCTCCAGGCACAGGTAAGACTACTACGTTGTTAAACAAAGTAGATGATTATTTAAAACAAACAGATCCTGATAAAGTTGGATACTTTGCATTTACACAGAAAGCTGCATACGAAGCAAGAGACAGGGCAATTAAAAAATTTAATCTTACAGAAGATGACCTACCATATTTTAGAACACTACACTCACTAGCATTTAGAAAACTTGGAATTAAAAAAGATCAAGTAATGCAACAAAGACATTACAAAGATTTGGGAAAAAAATTAGGTTTTCCTGTAACATATGCAGACTATCAAGAAGATCAAGGTAGTGCATTTAATTCTGACAGTGAGTATCTACGTATTATACAACTGGCACAATTACGAAACATTACACCAGAACAACAGTTTAATTTAAACGAACACACACAAGATTTAGAACGAAGCACATTAAAAATTATAGACAACGAATTAAAAAGATACAAAAAAGAATATAACTTAATAGATTTTAATGACATGATTACAGAGTTTACAAAATCTGACAAGTCACCAAAGTTTGATGTAGTATTTATTGACGAAGCTCAGGACCTATCATTAATGCAATGGGACATGGCAAAAACTATTTGGAATAAAACTGAAGATTCTTTTATTGCAGGTGATGATGATCAAGCAATATATAAATGGGCTGGTGCAGATGTGGATTCTTTTATAGCTTTAAAAGGACAATACTTACCACTTACACAATCATTTAGAATACCGGCTAAAGTACATGGTGTAGCGATGGGTATTATTAATAGAATTAGAAACAGAATAGATAAAACATGGCAACCTAAAACTGTACAAGGAAGTTTGCATAGACATTACAACACTGACACAATTGACATGTCGTCTGGAGAATGGTTGGTGCTAGGAAGAACTAAACATTTATTAAAAGATGTAGAAGAATCTTTATATCAACGTGGATTATACTATTCATCACGATACAGACGAGGAACAGAAAAAGATTTACACGAAGCAGCTACAGCGTGGGAGCAATTAAGACAAGGTCAGTTAGTTTCTTATAAACAAATTGAAAGTATATCTAAATATATGGGACCTAAAAATTGGCATAAGAAAAAAATAAAAGGTATGACAAAAGAATCTTTTTATGGAATAGATCAATTAGTCAAAGATTATGGTCTTCAAATAAAAACAGTTTGGTATGAAGCGTTTGATGATGCCGGACAAACTAAAGTAAATTATTTAAGAAAGATGAGAGCAAATGGAGAAAGACTAAATGAGAAACCACGAATAGAACTATCTACAATACATGGAGCTAAGGGTGGTGAATCACAAAACGTTGTGTTATTAACAGATCTGACACAAAATACTATGAAAGGTTACGAAAGAGATCCAGACGATGAAAATAGATTGTTCTATGTTGGTGCAACAAGAACAAAAGAAAACTTACACATAATAGAACCAAAAAAATATGAGAAGGGATACATGATATGACAAGTGTTTGGGATAAACAACATGGAGGATCACACTATCAAAAGTTTAAAATACAGCCAAGCAAGTTTGTAGTAGAGAATGAGCTTTTATTTCCGGAAGGATGTGCTATAAAATATATTTGTCGTCATCGACTAAAGGGAAAAAAGGAAGATATATTGAAAGCAATACACTTTTTAGAAATGATACTTGAAAGAGATTATAAAGAGATAGAGAAACCAAAAGAAGATAAACCACAAGATAAACCTAACACATGGGGAATTAATAAATAATGCAAATACCACTATTTAAACCACAAACAGAATGGCTACCACCAGAAAACTTTCCAGACTTATCTAAATATGATGAGATTGCAATAGACTTAGAAACTAAAGACCCAGAACTTATGAAAATGGGATCAGGATCTGTAGTTGGTAAAGGAGACATTACAGGAATAGCTGTAGCTGTGCCAGGTTGGTCCGGTTATTATCCTATTGCACACGAAGGTGGCGGCAACATGGATAGAAAAAAAGTTTTAAAATGGTTTCAAGGTGTACTAGATACACCTGCAGATAAAATATTTCACAACGCCATGTATGACGTGTGTTGGATTCAAGCGCTCGGTTTAAGTATCAGCGGTAAAATTGTAGACACGATGATAGCATCGGCCCTTGTTGATGAAAATCAAATGCGCT